CGCTCTCACGTAGCGCAAGCAGTACCAGCAACGGCCCTGTGTTCAAGGGCTACCAAGCAAAGGCTCTACCAGCAACCAAGAGACAGAGACTCATTCAGTTCCCTGTATGGTGCTTTGATGTAGAAACTGACCGATACAATGTGCAGACTGGATACGAAGGCCGTGCGTGGGAGCGTATTCAAATTCTTGAAGACATGGAAGCAGCAGGGGATATTGTTAATATCCAAGACTTTACAACAGGTGAGCGCGTACAAGCAATCATCGAAAAAATCAACTTCAATCGAAAGACACCACCGTCAGGTAAGTTTGATGGTTTTGGAGGGTTACTTATGGTTACAGTTAGAACGGTTTTATAATGACATTTGCAAACTGGGCATCTCTTATTGTTGCCATCATCGCTATTGTTACAGCCTTTGCTGGCTCAGTTAGATGGCTAGTTAAACACTATCTATACGAACTTAAGCCTAACTCTGGTAGCAGTCTCAAGGACTCAGTTATTAGACTTGAAGAGAAGGTAGAGATTCTTTACCAGATTTTGATCCAAAAGAAATGAGTGAGAATGATTATTGCCAAGACTGCGACTCCTGCTGCCAAGTCTGTTCTCCGACAGGCAACAGCGTTGAGACCGAAGAGGATGAAAGCCTCCGATGGTCTGCTCCCATCTAAAGAGCACATCAAGCAGAACCCTGACTCAGACCACAATAGTGGCTTTGCCGTAGACTTGACCCATGACCCTATTGGGGGCATCAACTGTCATGAGGTGTATGCACATCTGAAGTCTGATAAACGAGTCAAGTATCTCATCTTCAAGGGACGTATCTGGTCAGCCGAAAAGGGTGACAGAGAGTACACAGGGACGAACAAGCACACCAAGCACATCCATATTTCAATCAAGGATACCTGTGGGAACGACACTTCCCCTTGGTTTCCTTGGTTAGGTAAAGCAACCGTAGCCAATACTGTCAAGGCTAAGGTTAAACCCCTACCAAAGAAGGAACCAAAATGAAGAACATCTTCAAGTTAAGTAAGAAAGATATCGCTGCTATCAAGTCATACCTACGTGCACTGCTTGCTGCAGGAATCACCATGGGTATCGCTCTGTTGACTGACCTACGTCCAGAGTATGCAGTATTGATCGGCGCATTGGCTGCACCATTGGCTAAATGGGCAGATAAGAACGAAAAAGATTACGGACTAGGGTCTGAATAAGGGCCATTTAAGGCCCCTAGCAGCCCCGTAGAGACGAGAACACCCCTTACCTGAGTAGAAATACTAGGGTAGGGGGTGCTTTTGTCATTTAGTAGTAGTATTTTAGGTACAGATAGAGGGCTATGCCTAGGAATACGGCGAAGTAAACCTCCATTTAGCGCCTCACGGTAGCCATGCGCGAGCGCATAGCCTCTTGTACGGCAAGATAGTTCTTCAAGTTCTGAGCAATCTCACGTGCTAGGTATCGAGATTCTAACTTCTGATAGCCAAAGTCGATCAATGTAGACTTGATATTTTCCACATAGGGTGTGTCCCTGTATGGATGTTCTTTACGTGGTGTAGCCATATTATCCTCCAGTACTATAAAATCCTGAGCCTCTGAACTGTACTCCAGGTGTAGTGTACACCCTACGTAGTGTACTAGTACACACCGTACACATGTACACACCCTCTTCTTCGTCTATTGGACGAGTGATGGTGATGATTTCCCCGTCTCCAGGGCACTCATACTCATACGTTGCCATACTTGCCTCTCGCAATATCGGCTGAGTTCTTGCAGTGCTCACAGACTATAATCTGATCCCCTGCATCGGCGATACATCCAGACTCTATCTGCTTAGCAATTGCTTCTCTGGCATCATTGTAGCCTTCGATGTACTTCTCTTGTAGTGCGTATAGAATTGTTTTTTCCATGATTCCTCCTATCTGCGCAATCATAACACATAGTCTATAGTTGCGCATGCGGGTAACCGTGGGGCGGAAACTTCAAATGACGGGTGACGGCAGTTGCTCGAATCGCTCCCCTGAACCACCAAATTTTTTTGGGGGGTAGGGGGGCGTTTCTTAAATTCAGGGTTCGGGCAGGGCTTACCTGCGAAGCAGGTACGGGTAGGGTATAGTACTCGTATGAATCAATTACCAGAACATATCTCGTACTCTTCGTTCTCTACATGGCAAGAGTGTGGTTGGAAATATAAACTTACAAAAGTCGACAAAGTAGAAGAAGGTCATGCCGTTTGGTTTACTGGCGGTTCTGCTCTTCATAAGGCTACTGAATACTATGACCTTGAAGGTGGCAAGTCAGAAGACTTGTGGAACCGTGCTTGGTTTGAACAAGTAAAAGCCGACGAAGAAATCAATGGCGACATGAGCACATGGAAGTTTGCTAAACGTGAAGACATGTCATGGTGGTATGGCGAAGGCATATGGATGCTTGACCGCTGGATTGAATTCCGTAAAGGCTGGAAAGTCTACGAAGATTTTATTGAAAAACAATATGAGATTCCTATCGAAGATAGCACGGTTAAAATGGCGATAGACCGTGTTATGGTTGATCCCGACGGGAAAAGGGTACTCGTCGATATCAAAACTGGTGCGTCATCCCAAAGGCATCCTTTGCAGTTAGCCGTCTATGCGTGGGCGCTTGCGAAGCACGGAGTATTGGTCGACTCCGCAGGCTTTTGGGATGCACGTACTGGGCACGTCTCACTATGGAACTTGACGAATCTTACTGCTGATAGAGTAGAAGATATGCTCAATACCTTTGACCGCGCTCGCAAGGCAGACATCTTCCTACCTAACCTGAACAACTGTGGTAGATGTGATGTAATGCATAAATGCAAGTTTGTAAACTCTAGAGCAGAATAGGAGAGATACAAATGCCAGGTAACTTCCAGGTAAGCAGCAAACTTCCAGATGGTCGCATCTTTGTGATTGCTGGAGAAACGATTGCAGAATTTACTGCCAATCTAAATGCTGCATTGGGCGATGTAGATACAGAAGGACTGTTAACTACAATGGCTCAGTCACTCACAGGAGCACCAACAAATGGTGTTCAAGCCGTGTCTAATGTGCGGGATGCATTTCCAGGTGCACAGATAGACCATACAGCACATCCAACAGGTGGGTCAACACACGCACCTAGTGGTCGTACTTGTAAGCATGGACAAATGTCCACACGTACAGGTAGTGGTGCAAAGGGTCCTTGGAAGGCATACATGTGTCCTTCCCCTAAGGGAACCCCTGACCAATGCGAACCAATTTGGTTACGCAGAAACGATCCTGAATGGAGTTCATTCTAAGTGAGAACGTTAGCCCGTGCAGTAGGTAGCAAAGATATTGGTGGCGAACCGCTACCTCATATCTTCCGTACCTTTGAAGCGAATAAAGTTGTTATTCGTAGAGCAGAGATATCAATGATTGCTGGCACTCCTGGTGCTGGTAAGTCTACTCTTGCTCTTGCACTGGCTTTGCGTTCTAAAGTACCAACACTGTACATCAGTGCTGATACTAATCCGCATACAATGGCTATGCGTTTACTATCTATGATTACTGGCAAACCTCAGAGTGATGCAGAACTTATGCTTAACAATGATGTTGCTGGTAGTCGTAAGATAATCAATGAGGCTTCGGGGCACATCTTTTGGTCTTTCGAGTCAGCGCCAACGCTGGCAGACATTGACCAAGAGGTGCTTGCTTTCGAGGAATTGTGGGGGTGTGCTCCAACTCTCATCGTTGTCGACAACCTTATGGATGTTGCTAACGATGGTGGGGAAGAGTTTGCGGGCATGCGTTCCACTATCAAAGAACTGAAGTACTTGGCACGGGATACCAATGCTGCAGTTCTCGTATTGCATCACACCAAAGAGTCGTATGTAGGAAATCCTTGTCAACCACGAAGTGCTCTTCAAGGCATGGTTGCACAACTTCCTGCTCTGATTTGTACAGTTGGTACTGATGCTCCTGGCTATATAGCAGTAGCACCAGTAAAGAACCGATATGGCAAAGCAGATCCCTCAGGGGATACGGCTTTTTGGTTGCAATTTAATCCCGAAATAATGGATGTCTCAGACATTCCAGAGAGGTCGTGATTATGTCAACAATCATACCGCTTCCCGATTGGGGAACACCTACTCAACCTCAACCAGATTGGTACGAGGATGATGAGGATGAAGATGACGAGTAAAAGTATAACGGAATTAAAACCCGATTATACAAGGGCGATGGAT